AGGAGACGACTGGCTTCAACTCCACTGGGGGTTCCATCAGTTGCGGCGGCACGCTCGGGAACTTCATTACGACTGGCGCTGTCGTGGAGCACGACTGTAGACTTAGGCAAAGTACACTGAGCATCAAGCTGTTTGCCAGCAACTTCTTTGATGATTTCTCTGTTGACATAGACATTTTCCTTAACTATTTTGATTTTTTCAACTATTTTTGTTTCTATAACTGTGTTGACCTGTTGCGATTTTTCTTCTGCAACCTTAACTTTTGCTTCTAATTCTGCTACACGTTCTCGCCAAGCCATTTCTGTACCATAGCTACCAAACAAGTATGATCCTATTACTAACAGTACTACGCCTACTAGCTCTGCGGGTAGTTTGTACTGCCCTATCATAGGAATCCACGTTACAAGTTTACTACCAATGTACAGGCTAACACCTGCTATTGTAAATGCATAGTAAATCCAAACAAAAAGACTATCTGGGATGAAACTTACTATCCACCCAAATTGGCTCATTAGACTTTCTCCAGGGCCACGGCATGTTTACCGTTCTCGAATACAAACTTGTCCCCAACTTTAGTAATGTTGTAGTTGCCCACGTATTTGGTATAGTACATGATTTCACTCATTGAGTTACCTTCTAACATAATTGGTCCGTCAATGTTATCATATACTTCAGCTTTTGTTCCAAAGTCTGCAATGCGCATACGTAATGGCCCTGAAAATTTCTTTTGGAACACAATATCGTTATGATCAACGTTTACTTGGTCTAAGTAACTGCGGCCAAAGAAGTTACTAAAGTTATTCATTACATTTTCTTGTATACTAATTTCGTAATCATCTTTAGTCTTAGGCACTGTTTCATCTAAGTTCTTTTCATCAGCATCAATACTATTAAAACTCTTATAGTATCTAAATTTAAAATTATCAACTTCAGCAAGTAATCCGATACCGTTTAATAATTCCACAATTTGTTCTGCAATACGACGATTACGTTCAATCTCAACAAACACTTTGTATTTTCCGTCACTTAATTCGCCGGGACTGGCATCTGCATCTAACACAAAGTCATATCCGTTCTCTATAAAGTCTACAAGATCGTCTGATGGTCGTTGACTTTTTACTGTAAACGCCAGAACAACGATATCTTTATCCTCGCCCATCTTGCTAGAATAACTATCAATTTCAAAAATATTATCAACTAACATGCGAAGATCGCCTGCTGTTAGTCCTTCATTAAGCTGGTGCATTTGCGTCTCCCCCTGCCGGTGCCATTGGTGCAGGCGCTGCTACTGCTGCTTGATCTGCTGCTTGTGGCGGAGCCGAATCAACATTTGCATTACGACCAATGCCCATGCTTTCTTTCATCTTAGTCATATATCCGTTGTAGATATCTTCAACTAGTGTTTTAGGCATAGTAATTTCTACAAGCCACACAGGTGTCTGCTCTAACTTGCCCTTACGGGTCCCAGGACGAAAGTCGTCTGGTGTTTTAACCTTACGAGGCTCAAGTAAGTGTGTTCTTTCATAACGAACACGGCATCCATAGTCAATTAATCGTTTAGCTGCCATAGGATCGGGCATCTTTTCACGAGGCCACATGAAGCTAGCAGTTACCCAGTGACGATCAACTTTAGGTCCTGAAGCTAATTCACCGTCTGCCCAGTTTTTATATACATACATATTCATTTCATCCAGGACACGTTCAAAGTCTTTAAGTGTGCTTAGGCTAGAATTAGTACTGTAAATTGTATCTACATTTTTAATCACGTCAAGTATATCGCGCATAGTTATTCCCAGAAGGTTCTACTCTTATTTAGCAGGTTTTAAATCATATGTTGTCAGTTTACTTTAGTCCAAAATGACTAAGTAATAGTGTAGGACCTCTGTAGTTACTGAGGCGGTCGCTACATGTCCTGCTTTACTAAAAGTGGGAGATACTTAATGAGTAAAAACAATCGAGTGAAAAAACGTTTTACTTCAGATGTGAATGTAATTGATTTCCATGCACACAAACCTGCGAAAAAACAGCGTGTAAACCTGTTACCTCGCAATAAACACCAAGAATCTTATCTATTCAAGCTCAACGATGATAACAAGAACATCTTGTTTGCCGTCGGACCTGCTGGTACAGGTAAAACCTTGTTGGCTGTTCAAATGGGAATCAAACTTTATCAAGAAGGTAAAGTTGATAGGATTATAGTCACGAGACCTGCCGTTTCTGTTGATGAGGATTTAGGATTCTTACCTGGTACGCTAAATGAAAAAATGGCGCCATGGACAAGACCAATCTTCGATGTATTAGGAGAATATTATCTAACTAAAGAAATCGAATCGATGCTAGAAGAAGGCATTATAGAAATAAGCCCACTTGCATATATGCGCGGTCGCACATTTAAAAATGCTTATATTATTGCGGACGAAATGCAGAATGCAACTCAGAACCAGATGAAAATGCTACTAACCCGCCTAGGAGAAAACTCTAAAATGGTAGTAACTGGTGACTTGAACCAAGCAGACAGATTAAAAGACAATGGACTTATAGACTTTATTGGTAAAGTTGAAGGACGTAAGTTATCTCACATTGATGTTGTGCGTTTTGATAGCCACGATATCGAACGTCACAATGCCGTTAAGGAGGTGTTAGACCTTTACGGTGACGATTAAAGAAAAAGGGCCTCAGGGCCCTTTTTTTACTTCTACTGGTAACTCGATATCATGCACATCAATATTGTAAGATTTTGTGTGCCTCACATATTTAAGCCATCCGTTAAATGTCATGTTTTGTACGAATGATAGTCCATGCTGTCTTTCAATAGCAACTTCGCTTAGTTTTCCGGTATATGCAGTAATAGTTTCTCGTTTAATAGGAACTACTTGCACAAGCGGTTCTCCCATAGAAATCTTAGTATACTTAATTTCTTTTAACATTACAATGACTGGATTCCTAACTGCTCCGAGGTCGTGATCAGCCCAGCCAGGAACTGCCTCCCAATTTCGGGTGTCATCGTAGTAATACATAGGCAAATACATTAGACTATATCCTTCAGCTGCCCACATGGCCCATGGGTTGTCTAATTTTACTGCGGTTCTTACACTAAACTTATTAATCAATAAATCTTGTAATGTTTCCTGCGAATGCACTGCATGGTTAAATTTAGGATGACTGTATCGCGCAATCACTTGGTTGCCATCATCTGTAGGAATAAGTTCAATGTCACACCATGCTGGTATAACAAATCCTGCAGAACAATAATCTATTATTCCGGGGCATGCTTTAACAGTTTTTATGCGGTCAATCATATGATCGGCTTTGTTTAAAAACGTAGGCATATCTTTAAATGCGGTAGGCATGAAATTCTTTGCTAATTGAACAGGTGCGTATTTTCTAACAGCCCAATCTTCACATTCAAAAAATATTTGATGTTTTTCTTTCTTTTTAAACGGCCACATTACTCATCTCCTAATTGTTTTACTTTGATCCCTGACTTCTCAAGAAACGTGACACCACTAGTATCCCTATAACTGTTCCTATATAGAACACTGCTAATGCCACTTTGGAAGATAAGTTTGGCACAGTCCAAACATGGAGCATGGGTAATAAACATAGTAGCACCCATACCAGATTCGTTAGACTTAGCAAGTTTAGCAATCGCATTAGTTTCAGCATGTAATACCTCTGGTTTAGTTTTTAATCTAATTTCAACAACATTTTCATCAACGTCTAGCACATGTCCAATCTCATCTTCGCAGTTGTTGTCCCAACCTGCCGGCATACCGTTGTAGCCGATAGATATTATTCTATCATCTTTGACCACAATAGCACCAACATGCAAGCGTCGAGCATGGCTGAGTTCTGCAAATATTTCCGCAGTTTTCATATATGCATCGATCAGTTTTTGCTTCATTCTTCTAGCAAGTCTAGTTTATTAGGCTTGTCTTTCCATTCTTCTGCGTCAGGCAATGCTGGCTTCCGTTTAGTAATAACCTGCCATTTATTGCTTAGTCTAGTATTAATCTCCAACCACAACGGTATATTAGTGTTAGTATCGTTGTCTGCTACAATTGCATCAACTGGACATTCTGGAATACACACTCCACAATCAATACATTCATCTGGATTAATTACTAGGAAATTTGGACCCTCATAAAAACAATCAACTGGACATACTGCTACACAATCAGTGTGCTTACATTTGATACAATTTTCAGTAACAAGGTGTGTCATTGTATATGGCTTAATCTAATTAACGTAGCAGCCAAGTTAATTTCTGGATCACTGACTAAGGTATGATCTACTAGACCCTGTTTAATAATAAGGATAGCTTTCTCTTGTAGAGGTTCTTCACCAAAGATAGCAACATTGTCATATAACCAGCGATAGATTTCTTCCATCTCCTCTGGTCTTGCCTGACTGCATACTAGCTTACGTGCTTCTGAGATTTTACCTTTCTTAAAAAGTTCAACCATTTCAATCTTGTAGTCAGCTTGTCCGCTATCGCCTTTCTCTGGTGTATGTAGCTTGCCTTCTAAACTATTCATCTGCACGGTATTGATACACTTACGCAGATCTGGATAGGTTGCTTTAACAAATGTATCCAGTGTGTCAAGATCAAACTCTATGTTCTCTTCCATAAGAATAGTAGCTACACGAGCAGTAAATTCAGCAACGTCAACACGTTCAATATGAAAACCTTGGCAACGACTATGTAGTGCAGGAATAATCCTGTTAGGATAGTTGCAAGTTAAGATAAAACGTGCAGTAGTATGATACTCTTCCATAACGCCGCGAAGTGCTGCTTGGGCATTAGGCGACAAGTAGTCTGCTTCATCTAATAGTACTACCTTAAAGTCCCCAAACGGAATCATCTGTACAAAGTTTACAATCTTGTCACGAACGTCTTCAACTGAGTTAGTACGTGACGCATTGATCTCTAAGATGTCCAAGTCTTGGATCTCAAGCTCATTAAACAAGATCTTTGCCAATGTTGTTTTACCAATGCCAGCATTGCCACTAAACAGTAAATGTGGAATAGTACCTTGTTTGATCCAGCTTTGCACTTGTTCTCGCTGGTGGTTATCTCTAAACACATAACCGTCAACAGTTGCAGGACGGTATTTTTCAACCCATAGTTCTTTCATTCTTTGACCTTTGTAAATTCATAAACATCGCAGGAGCGTATTTTATACACTACAAACTGTGTAGCATCGTATAGCGTGGAAAACAATTTTGTTGTTCTTGTTCCAGCAACCATATAATACCTAACTCTCCACATCACACTACCTCTTCTAAGATTCCCAATACTTCTGCTATCATAAGCAAACAGCCGCCTGCAAATACGGAACCCCATCCAAATGCTGTGCCGGCAAATGCCGCTCCGGCAATGATACGTAACACACTCTTTATCATGCTGACATAAAAATGTCCTCGGCTTGTATCTTTAGGTTGTATTTCCATATAATGTCCTTTTGTGCTATTATAGAGGAAAAGAAAGGGTCTGTCAAGACCCTTTGAGTTATTTGCTCACGAACGGAGCCAACTCCGGCGGCGTCCACCCTATGGGTTTCAATACCTTACCGTCTTCACGTTTACGAACCTTGCCGGTCTCTGAATCAATCTTAGCAAAGTTTGTTTTCATAACTTCCTTCCAAGCGCCTTCGGCATCTGCACCCATACTATGGATAGCACCGACGGTAACAACTAAAATATCAATAAGTGCATCCAGTTGTTCTACTGAATCTTCTGCTAGAGTAGCTTCTAGCAATTCTTGATGCTCTTCGTCAATAAGTTTAATATACATTGAGAATTGTTTTTCATCAAACTTATCGACGCTTTGATCACAAGCTCGCATAAACTTTTCTTGGTCTCTAAATGGATTGGTCATATTATAAACTATTGAACAGTACGTCTTTAGGCGGCTCGTCAGATGATAGTAAAATATCTTTATTATCAACTCGACGAATGATAATTTCATCACCGCTTTCGTCTTCAATAGTAACACCTCGAGTCCATCGACCGTGATCAATGTAGACCCACTCGCCAACTTTGACATCTAATTGTTCCGGACCTACTGCGTATACTTGACCCCATCTTGGCTTAATACCAGAAGATTTTCCATTTCCCGATAATACTACAATACCAGATTGTGTAGTCTCGTCACCAAATTCCATATCCCTAATCAGTACGTGATCACGGATAGGTCTAATCTTGCCGCGTGTTACATTAAGACTCATTTTTCCTCCGAGTCAAAGTCTTCAAAATTTGATTCGGGTGTATTAACAACAGGTGCTGATGCCTTGGCAGGCTTAGCAGCCTTAGTTGGGATTGCATCTGCATGAGTATGATACTCAGTCATTACATCTTCACGCTTTTTAATGATCTTACCCCCGGGGCCTAATTCATCACCGCGAGCATTAACTTTAACATTGCCCACTGCCAAAGTCATTTCGTTTTTAATACGTAATTTGTCAAGGTCAATTTCTTTGCCTTGCATGGTTCTATAAACACTATTTGCCATTGTTATCTCCTAACATTATATAATTACTTATCTCAAGAATTCATGCCAGTCTAAATTATATTTTAAACTGTCAATTCTATGTACTCCGATCAAGTACAGCACAAAACTTGCAACACTACTACCTCTTCCTACACCCCAAACTACATTATTAGCCCTAAGCGTATCTACAATATACTTTAATACATATAACAGATCCAGCATATTGTGCTCAATAAATGCTTCGAGTTCTTCGCTTACACGATCTGTTTGCTCTTTAGTAGAGCACATTCCGTAGAGCATCTCTACTAAATTTGGATAATAATCTTTGGGAATAAACCAATCAGATTGATTAGCTGTATCAAAACTTCTTTGATCTGTAGATGGATCAATATACTTAGGAGAGATTCCTAAATTCTTAAACAAGTTTTGTACTTCACCTGCGGGCTCTGTAAAAATTTGATCAATATGTTCTATCTGCCCTTTGTAGAGCATATTAAAAATATCGTGTTCTTGAAAGATCGGATTACCGTAAGAGTCTGATAGCATCTAGCTATTTTACTTGACATTGATCAGTTTGTCAAGGCCTTTATCTCTATTTTGGTATTGTTGCTGCCATAATTTAGCTCGTCTGCTTTTTAGCTCTTCATTATACAAATCTAAAAATAACGCTATTTGATTTTGTATAGATGGATTGTTACTTTGCCAATACTTCTTACTAAGTTCAGAAACTCGAGTTTCAATCTCAGCGTCTTTTAATTCTGAAAAATCTTCAGCTAACGGATGCATCATACAAATTGTCCAACATAATTAATATACATTTTACTACCAGTACCATAGTCATACTTCCATGCGTCAACTATAACAGTGGCCCCAGCAGGCACTGCTATTGCATGGCTTGTAAATTTTCCGCTATCATCATCTGATACAGTAGCCAATGCATTAGTTGCAAAGGTAACAGTGTGTGATATTGCTTTTAAATTTTCTAAATGAATACGCACTTTAGCAAATCGGCTATCTAATGTTGGCCAGTTAGTTAAAGTTAAAGTAATATTAGCATCACTAAGAGTAATTCTATGATAATCTCCAGTGGAAACATCTAAGTTGGCCGTGGCCGCTTCAAGAATAGTAGCAACAGACCCATATAATTTTTTAGTCACTGCATTTTGAATAATATTTCCAGAAAAATCATTAGCTACGTTTAACTTAGCGGTGGTTAATTGTAACGCTGAAATTTCAGTCGCTGCTTGAGCTAATCCAGTTTTAGTAATTAGGAAGTTATCCCTAAATCCCTGGCTGTTATTATCTTGCCCTGCTACTGGAAAAGCGGAGTCTATGGTTGATGATACTATCGCACTGGTCATGTTATTATGGTCCTGTCATTTCTAAATACGATATATTTATCAGTGGTATCGCCAGTAACAGAATCTATTGTGTATCTATCAATAGTGTAGTCAATCTTATTAAAGTTAAAATCCGTATTATTTTTTAGATAATTTTTAATGTTTAGTAATATGTCAGCACCGCGATCAACTTTACAAAAGCATAAGGGAATGGCACTGACGAATCCTAATTCTTGAACGCTGCCGTCCTGTACTGTTCTCATCCATAAAGGCATGTAATTTCGATCATGAAGACCTAGCTGCTCAATACGCTTGCGCCATAATGATATACTTGCTGGTCCTCTAAATTCACCATCTGGATATACATCGCTACGATCTGCGGTTACTGAATAGGGTTGAGGTCTGCCCCAAAATCTTTCTGAAGTATTAAACGGCCCATTAAAATAAATGTTTGTTTGGTCAACTGTGGCCATCATAGGGTCGATAGATCCAGCAACAGCTAAGTCTAAAGTTTTATCACCAATTTCAAGAGGATCAATAACATCAATATAAATTACTTCGTACACTACCGTATTAGTAGCCGGCACTTTTGCCTGTGCTAGTTTGATATCACCTAATTTAAAACGTTTCTTTCGATGATTTTGTCCAACTACTGATACCACCTGGGCAGCAGTTTTAGTTTCAATACCAGCATACACAGACATTTTTAAATCATTTTGTATGCCAAAATTACTATCGCCAGGTCTATAAATAGCTGTAGCGTCAAATACACTGGTATTTCTAATAAATGTTTTAAACATTTCTCGTTGATCTAATTTAAGATAAGGTCTTGCAGTTATATTACTGTATAATCTATTGTTTGGAGTAACAACAGTTAGATTAAAGGTCCTTGATATTGCACTGTAGCCCAGGATGTCTCGGGCATTTATTGTAAACGAATATTTACGATCAAAGGTAGTAGTACCCGCATCTAAACTTAAATTACTACCATCGAATGTAACAATGCCTTGATTTGTAAATGTATATACAACCCAATGACTTGTGTTAAATGTAGCACTTACACTGCTCATAATAGCCTTGTAATATATTCCACCGCGTAAAACTACATTGTTTATATTGTAATTTCTCAAGGCCGTCCATAGGCCTTGATATTGTACACTATCACCAAACTGTGTTACTTTGCCCACAATCTCACCATCTAATGCCAAGGTTAAACCAGGAGGTAGCGCACCATCAGTTTTTACATACAGTATAACAGAATCAATAATTGTAGTGGATGCAACAACAGACAAGTTGCTGATCAAATTAGCTTCAATGTTGCCTAAGTTTGATCCAGAGACCCATCCCATTACACTTTCAACTTCACCTAATACTTGCACCGTAAATGTGCGTCTGCTAGTAGCAGTTTCTGTACGATCGCTTAGTCTAGTTGCACTAACAGTAAATCGGTAAGTTTTAGTAATTGCTGGTTGATAAGGAACTACTCCAAACACTTCGGCAGTGCCTTGATCAAATTGCATACCCGGGGGCAAAACACTTGCACTTAGGTCTGGATTTACTGTGTCTAATGAGTAGACAATTGGTCCAAGATCTAAATCTTCATATGTATCTAATCTTATAGTTTGGTAATTGTTAGCTCTGCGCACTCCGAGATTTGTAGGAGTTACCCAAATTGGCGCACGTACATACGTTGCGTCAACCATAAACGACCCTGAACCAGCAGTGGTAATAGTATTGTCTGCTCTAAAGTAATCGTCGCCAACTACATAAATTTTAAATTTTCTTTTTACCTCTGTATCTCCATCAGTAATAGTTACTATAAATTCATAGTTACGATTTAATTTTTTAGGACTAAGACTAGCAGTACTAAAATCAAAAATTGCAGTATCGTAAATATAACTGTCATATCCATTAGATGATCTGTAGCCAAAATCAAATGCAACTGTATCATAAACAGCAGTGTCAAAGTATCCGTTACCTGCTGCCGCCGGAATAACTAACGCAGGCTGTACCCACCCGGCAATTCTTCCGGAGTCTGTTAATACTAATCCTGGAGGAAGCGTTCCCTCGTTACTGGCAATAAAATACTTTAATTGTTGTCCGGCGGCAGTGTCAGTGTCAGTGGCAAGCAGCTGAAAATCAATATATGAACTGTCGAGAATATAATATACATTATTAGGACCAACAGGTAGAGATCCTGCTGCTGTTTGCCATACTGGTTGATCCGAACCTTCAATAGTCCAGAAGAATGTTCTATCTGCAAGGTCTGTTCCATTACTGGCCCTAACAACAAATTTAAAATCAGTTGTGCGAGGAACCTCAAAAGGTGATCCCTGAACGGTATTGTTTACTATTCGTAACCCAGGAGGCAACTTACCAGAGATAACTGTGTAATTAATTCCAACGCTGCCATTAGAAGGCAGCGATACATTAACTACACTACGTTCTTGTACTGTATTAAACCTGTATCCAGATCGTTGAGTCCAGACTGTTAATGCCATTACAGAGTCCTTCTTATTCTAGGTCTAGGAAATACTGCCCCAGTGCTGGGTCTAGGTTTATAGTTGATCTTAGGAAATGTATTTCCTGAAGTTGCACGTTCTTTATAGTAGTATAAAAATTTATTAGGTGCACCTTGTATATCTTGAGCATCGGTAGGACCGCCATTGGTAGTAGTTAATTGACTACTCTTGGCATAGGCTAAAATATATGCTTTGGCGGCTTCTTGCTTCATTCCGGGATAAACTTCGAGAGCGCAGGCCAACACCCCAGCAACCTGAGGACTAGCCATTGAGGTTCCACTATACTTACCTAGATAATATGATCCGTTTCTAGGATCAGCCGTCCCACTAGGTAATGCGCTTATAATATATGTACCTGGAGCCCATATATCTACACCTGGTCCGCAATCACTATATATTACCTTTTGATCTGTCTGTATACTGTCTACAGATCCGACACAAATATTAGGCAGATCAAATCCACCGTTGGCGGCAGTGTCGTTAGCAGTAGGACTAGTTCCTCTCATGTAGTAGTAAGGTTGTGTCACACTGCCTGGATATCTTACTGACATTTCAAACGTGTTGTTCCAATCTAGGCCGCCAGGCACATCGTGTTTCCACCGTCCGTTGCCGGCGGCACCTACAGTGACAATGCCTTCGTCTATGGCATCTTCAATGTCGGCATCTAGTGCTGCTACCCTTGCTGGAATACGTTGACCGCTGATAAATCCCCAAGTGTTTAATTGCTCTGTAGTAAATCCCGAACTGGTAGTTTTAGCATTGTTTACGCCTACTTGTAAGTCTATCTGCGATGGAGTTGCTTCGTAGAAAGTATACTCGCAGACCATGCCAGGACTACCTAGTGTTCCTGATGTTGAGGCATTACCTTCCATTCTAATTCTATAAGTTCTATTTGGCGCAGTTCCCTCAACTCCATGATAAATTCTTTGAACAGAATTATCCCTGGCACACCACATAATTTTTGGCAAGTTAGGATTAGCTACACTAACTCCGCTCCATACAGTAGATCCTGACCCAAATGTTAGATAAAAGTTAGTCCCTGGAAACACAGTTGTCTGAGGCCCACCTAAAAAATTAACAGTAAACGGCAAACTGATATTCCAAAAACCGTCATCGCTATTTCCACTTGTTGGTGTTGTTACTACGGTTAGTCCTGCGGTAGATCCTAGACTAGAAGTAATTGATGATACTGTGGCCGCTTCAGGGCCGGTAGCCACAGTAACTCTAGTGCTCATTGCCACAGCAGTCAATGGACTGGCTACTTCAGCGTTGACCAATATTGTGTTGTAGGTAATGGTATACACTGCTGAGTTTGGTAAAGCCACAGTTTGGTCTATGATTAATTCTATATCTCCGCCTTCGTCTGACGATGTTGGACCTTGTGTGTATGTTGCAATAGTAGATGCACCTTGAGCAACAGTTACACCTAATGTCAGTGAGGTAATACCAGTTATCCCGCCAGATGCTACATTTGAAATCAATGCAACAGTGCAAGGTCC